AATCAATTAGATTTTACAGAACATAACGGAAACAGGAATTTTCAGGGCAAAGTACACGATACAAGAGTTTACGACAGAGTATTAACACAAGCTGAAGCAATAGAATTAACAACACTTTAATAATGGCACAAATAGTAAAAAAATACGAGTTTGAAAATGAATCAATAGTTGACAAATTGATTTATAATTTAGGCGTTGAAACCGACGAAGACGGCAACGAATATCCAACACACCAAAACGCCATTGTTAAAATTGGTTATTTTATTTTAACGGACGGCGAATATGACGACGAATTCAACGAAATAAAAGCCCCAATTTTATATGACAAATTTTGTGTTGACGTTTGTTGGAATGACGAAAACGACAACGCGATTAATGATTGGTCCGAGTTTGAAATAAGTATCGACAATGAAGGCATTCATTCATTTGCCGGCGTCAAATATATTTCTGATTAATAAAATATTTATTTTGTATATTTACAAAAAATTTAATAAACTTTAAAAAAATAAAATATGGCTACTACGGGAGTTTTTAACGGTACTAATTTAATTTTAACAGTCGAAGGCGCAACAGTTGGTCACACAACAAGTTGTTCAATGTCCTTATCAATGGACACGCCAGAGGCAACAACAAAAGATTCAAACGGATTTTCTGAATATATCGGCGGCGTAAAAGGTGGCGAGGTATCATTTGAAGGTTTAGTTTCTTATGACGATAGCGCAAACGCAATTGAGTTTGCTGATTATCTTTTGGCTAGAACGCAATTAACTTGTGTATTTGGAACGGACGAAACAGGCGACGCGGTTTATACTGCTGAAGGCTTTTTGTCAAGCGTTGAAATGTCGGCGGAAATGGAATCGGCCGTAACTTATAGCGGATCAATTACGTTGACAGGTGCAATTACCAAATCAACAAACTAAAAAAAATTAAAAGTTTATTATTTTAGCCGCCGTCATTAGTTTGGCGGTGGCTTTTTATTTTTTATTAACGACAAACACAATTTAAAATGGCAAACAAAAACAAAGGTTACATTGACATCAATGTCGGTGGCAAAAAAAGAACGTTACACTTTTCAATGAATTTTTGGTCGGAATTTACCGAACAATTAGGTATTTCACTTCAGGACATTGGCGAAGTATTTCAAAACGGTATATCATTAAAAGGATTACGCGCGCTTATTTATTCGGCTATATTGGCAAACGATCAAGAAAACGGAAATGAAATTGATTACAATATTTATACGGTTGGTTCGTGGCTTGACGAATTAGAGGCGGAATCAATAAACAAAATTGTTGAAACAATGCTTCAATCCAAAATTTTAGGAAATAGCTTAAATTCAGAAATTGAAAAGCCGGGAAAGCCGAAGCCGTCAAAGAAATAACATTTGAATCATTAACCGATTATTATATCGGATTAATAGGCACAAAACCGGACGATTTTTGGCGGCAAACGTGGCGCGAAAATGCGCTATTAGCTGAATTTTATCACAACAACGTAAATTTGCAATGGGAACAAACGCGATATATTGCGACAATGGTACACAATTCGCAATGTCAAAAAAAATCGCAAATGTTAAAACCGGATCAATTATTTCAATTGCCGGTTGACAAAGCAAGAAAAAAAGAACGTGCAAAACCAAAATCAACGCGTGAACAAATGGAATCATTTTACGAAAAATATCAAGCAATGACAGTAAAAAAGACGTTAAAATAAAAGCGTCTTTTTTTTTGTATTTTTGTTTAAAATATTCTCTTTATGGCCGAATCAAATCTTAAGTTAAATATTACCGGCGATTCGTCGAAATTAAAAAGCGCTTTAAATTCAGCTAGTTCGCAAATGTCTTCATTTGGTTCTAAAATGCAAAGCGTTGGAAAATCAATGACGGCAAAATTGACATTGCCATTAGTGGCGGCCGGTGCTGCTGCTACAAAAATGGCGTTTGATTTCGATAAATCAATGGGTCAAATCGAATCATTGGTTGGAATTGCCGGCGATGAGGTTAAAAAAATGGGCGAAACGGCTAAAAAAATGGCCGTTGATACCGGTAAAAGCGCAAACGAGGCCGCTGAAGCGTTGTTCTTTATTACATCGGCCGGATTGAAAGGCGCGGACGCAACGGACACATTAAACGCGTCATTAAAAGCGTCGGCGGTTGGTTTAGGTGAAACAAAAGTGATTGCAGATTTGGCAACGTCGGCGATGAACGCCTACGGCGTTGAAAATCTAAACGCGTCCGCATCTACGGATATAATGGTTGCGGCGGTTCGTGAGGGTAAATTGGAAGCGTCGGCGTTAGCCGGTGCAATGGGCGGCGTTATTCCTTTGGCTTCAAATATGGGCGTTGGATTTGACGAAGTCGGCGCGGCAATGGCTGCAATGTCTAGAACAGGAACCGGCGCCGCTGAAGGCGCAACGCAATTGACCGCAATATTAGCGTCCATAAAAAAACCAACAGACGGCGCGGTTCAATCTTTGGCTAAAATGGGGTTAAGTACTGAAGACGTTCAAAAATCATTAAGTGAGGACGGACTTTTGGCAACGCTTGAAATGCTGCAAAGCGGATTAAAACAAACCGGTCAAGATACAACGGCAATATTTCCAAATATTAGGGCGTTAAAAGGAGTTTTAGACTTAACAGGCGCCGGAGTTGAAAGTACAAGACAAATATTTGATTCATTGTCCAATACAATGGGCGCAACGGACGAAGCGTTTGAAAAGACATCAAAAACGGCGTCGTTTCAAATGACGCAAGGATTGAACGCAATGAAATCGTCGTTGTTAACAGTCGGCCAAGTTATATTGACGGCGGTTGCGCCGGCGGTTCAAAAAATAGGCGCTTTTTTTACAAGTTTATCAGAAAAATTTAAGGCATTAAGTCCAACAACGCAAAAAATAATTGTGGCTTTTGCCGGAATTGTTGCGGCATTAGGTCCGGTTATCGCTATAATTGGAACACTTTTAACAATGGCGCCGGCAATCGGTGCGGCTATTAGTTTAATGTTAGGGCCAATCGGATTAATTGTTGCCGGATTGACTGCGGTTTCTGTTGTAATATATAAAAATTGGGCCGGAATAAGAAACGCGCTTATAAAAATAGGAAATTATTTCATTGAATTATACAATAATTCTTTACCGATTC